CCCGGGGGCCCCGCCGCAGCGCTCCGCTACCCGGTGGGGGGTGGGTTGGACGCCCACTTGTCGCGCGTGTTTCGTCATCATTAAAAAGACAAGAACGAGGAGTACTCTCGTTTCTTGTTCGTTGCTCGTCAGCATTAACAACATCATTACTAAATGAACGTGTTGAAACTCACATAATATATTCCGCTTGGCGCCAGCGTTAGTCTTATGAATATCCATAAGTACTGTCACATTTTCAACTTACAGATTTTTGACAGCTTTGTCTGCAAGGTTGTGTACTCGTTTTGGTACACTCGCGTCCATCATTTGGACACTTGTAGCGAAAGCGGGAGTTGAACCCGCACGACCATTACTGGTCACAGGATTTTAAGTCCGGCGTGTCTACCATTTCCACCATTTCGCCTTAAATCAATTAGTTAATTCACATTTGAATCTTTTGTAGGATTAATAGCTTTAATAACTATTTGTCTATCAAGTTCAGCATCTGCTAATGTTTTAGCTATAATAGGCATTGAAACACCGTTAGCATACATAATTGTAAAATAATACGGATACAATTTAGCATGAGGATTGTTGTCATTAGCCATAAGAACTTTACTAACAACAATAATCGGAAGAGCAAAATCATTAGCTAAAACAGTTCCAGAAGGTAGAGTGATTAAAGTCATAATATTATATATTAGATTAGAATTTACATGAAAAAGAGTACCACTATTATCACAACAGAAGTACTCCGAGATGTCCATTTTAAAACATCAACACTTGGAACACAACAATCCCAATGTGAGCCGTGTGTAGGATTCGAACCTACAACCTGCTGATTACAAGTCAGCTGCTCTACCATTAAAGCTAACACGGCGTAATTATAGATAACCAGCTGGACTTGCACCAGCCTAAAATGCAGTTAAGCCTCGACTTACTGCATCACCAACCAATCCATTGGGTGCATTTATATCTCTGCCATGATTATCTATAATAGTTGAACTATCAGGATTCGAACCTGAAATCTGAGAACCAAAATCTCATGTGTTACCATTACACCATAGTTCAAGAAAACAAGTTGTAAAAATAGTAGTTTAATACTGGATTATCTATCGAGGATTTCTACTCATCACATATTTTATTATGATAATGTATTTGCAACTTGTTGTATTAATTTGTTACTTATTATTTTTGTGAATAAGCGTTACACGATATACCGGCCGACATTTATTACGTTCATCACCATCGACTACGATAGTTTGAACATGGCTAATTTTACGACCTTTTCCCATTTTACCAACTTTATTGTTTTCGTTAGCACGAGTGATAATGTAAGGCATAGTTCTTGTGTTTGTTTGTTTATTATTTATGATTCAAATATAATAATTATATATGGTATGACCAAACAAATCTTAAAATTTATTTTGCATCATCATATATAATAGTGAGTGAACCATCAGATTCCTCACGAGCTTTAATTTTATTAATAACTTGATTAATGACAATAGTTGCAATAGCCATTTTGTCTTTTTCCAATATTACAGGACAATAATCAATTAGTTTACGATAAATATATTCAATTTGTTTCTTAAATATACTTGTAACTTCGGGTTCAAATCTATGAATATTATCGTAAGCCTTTTGATTAATAACAAATAGGATATACAACTGTTTATCATCAAAAACAAGTCTATCTTCGATTTCTTTAACAACATCCAAAACCATTTGACCAGCATCTTGCTGACTTGTTTTGAAACAATTAATATTATTACAATTAATTTTATCGAGAACTTCTCGAACGATATTATAATAATACTTGGTTGAATGTCGATAAAGTTTACCAAAGATATTAACAACTTCTTCAAGAGCAAAGAACATAATATAACAATATATCATCGTCAGATTTGTCATCAGAATAATATCATTATATATGCCTCTTTTCTTAAAATCTTTTTCTTGTTCAGCAGTCATATTTAGCTAATCTGATTTTTTCGCAGCTCTAATGACTTTAATTAAACATATTGTTGCAACAATCATAATGAGAATAATACCACCAGTATTTTTTTCAGTTTTATAATTATCTGCATGAATACTATTATATTCAGTAACTGTCATAGGCCTAATAGCAGATAATGAACTACCTCGTAAATGTTCCGGTTCCACACTTGGAAATACTATATCAGCACCAACACCCGCAGGAGCATTTTCGACACGAGTCATTGTTGGATTAGGGTCTTCGAACTGAATAACACAATCTTCTAAATTTGGCATAATTTACATGACATAAATAACAATTCGAGTAATATGAATTTGTCTTTGTGTAGGGTCATTTTCAGTTTTAAGAATATATTCTTTTCGACGAACTACATATCGAACATTATTGATTTCGATATAATCGTCACGACTAACATTAATATCAGTCGATACAGGTAAACTAATAATTTTACCTTTTGTTTCAGATATAATTTCACATAACATAGTTAAATCTTATTTTGAATTAGGATTGTAAGGTTTAATCATAATTGCTATTCTGTTATGATGATGATATGTAGAAATAACAGTTTCTACAATAGTTTCATGACGAATAGCAACGATTTGAAATAAACCAGTTAATGAAATATCATGTTCTATATTATTTATAATATCTCTACTATACTGGTCAAGTTCTTTCTTTATGTAAGTAGTTTCAAGGTCTACAATATCATTTTCATGATAAGGATTAGAATCAATATCAAATTCTTCAGTTGTAGCATTATTATCTACACGAACAAAGATAGCTTTCATATTAACAACAGTATTAGTGCGACAAGTGGGCGTGCAACCTCCTCTCCCACCGGGGAGCGGAGCGGCTGGGCGTAGCCCAGCTGCGTAGCCCTCTCCAGTTGCAACTTATTTTTTGTTAGCTTTTCTATAAGCATCACGAAATTCTCGAACAGTATCAGCGAACGATTTACGATAAATACGCCGACGTTCTTTACAATAGTAAACGATTTGTGCGATACCGTTTACTTCTTTAACAGATACAATTAGTTTAGCAATCATATGATTAACAGTTTATACTCCAATAGCAATACCAGTTAGGAAAGCTAATGAAATAATTATATAAATAATACCAGTAAGAGTTTTTGATTCATCACCGTCAATACATTTGCAAAAGCCTATTAGACCTACTAAACTCCAAAAGACTATTGTTATTATTTTCCATATCATAAATTAATACTGATTATGAATCATTGTATCAATTTTACAAGTATTTTCAAGATAATCAAGATATTTATGATATGAACTTTCACTTGTAAAACGATAAGAATACTGATTGTGGTCTGTTTTAATATCAACAAGATGTCCATTATCATCTAAATAAATAGACTCAATAGAATACTTATTAATATAAACATCCCCCAAACATACAAAACCATCTTGAATATCATCATTAATAGCTTTATCAACTGCTCTATCTTTGGCCTTATTATAGGTATAAGTAATAGCGGAAATAATAAAGCAAATGATGATACAAATGCAAGGAAGAAAAAACATACTGTTCGACATAATTGAATTATTGTTAAAATTTATAATGTAAAATGTGCTATAACTTGACCAATCAGTAAGAATAATAGTACGAGAGATACTATTTTAATATTTTTATTTACTGATTTGAATGTTGATAGTTCTCGTTGAAGTTTACCGATATAAGATGTTTGTCTTTCAAGTCGGTCATTTAATTCTTCATTACGAGATATGAGAGCTTGTACTTTTTCTGATATTTCACGAGTTTGTTCTGTTGCTTCTTCAATAACTTTAGATTTTCGTAAACTAATAAGTCTTATTTCTGTATATTGAAGAATAAATTCTCGTGATGTTGTACCTAATGCAGATGTTTCTATCGAACTAAGTATATCATAAATATCTTCGATAGCTAATGTAGGAAATTTCTTATGTAATGCCATCATATCAGGCATTGTAATACTACCCATACCTGCAACGATTGTACGTTCTAATGCAGATATTTTTCGTTTAGGAGATTCTGTTGTGTTCATAGTTGATTAAATTAATGAAATGAGATATTTTGCAAGTAATACAATCCAATATCCTGCGAATAAGAATATTAGAAATGATGCTTGTAGTTTTTCTGTTAGTATAAACTCTGGTTCACCAGTTATGTCTACTGAATTTCCTACTGTTAATATAACAAATAAATAGGAAATGATAAATCCAATGATAGCACAAGTCATGATAGTTATGATATTAAAACTATTGTAATTAATAATAAAAATAAGTAATATAAAAGTAAAGAATAAATAATTACAATTAATATTACAAATTCTATTACAATTACAATGTCAATTATTATATTTATAGTTAATGAAAATCAAATTGAAAATATTAATGCTCAAAATGATAAAAAGAATAATAAAAATATTGTTATTATTAATAAAGATAAATGTAAAAGTTATAATATTGTAAAAAGTAAAAATAAAAAGAATGAAAATATTATTACAATAATTATAATAATTACTATTATGATTTTAATGATAACAATATAAGGAAAAGATGATAAAAATCAAAAAGATAAAAGAAAAGAAATAATTATTACAAATATTATTGAAAATGAAAATGAAAATATTAATATCGAAATTATTATAAATGATAATGAAAAATAATTAATAACAATTATAGGAAATCAAATTGGGAATGTTAATGATAAAATGAATAGAGAATGTTAATAAAAATAATAATGATAAAAATATTATAAATGAAAATAGAAAAATTAATATAAATGATATTGTAAGATTGTTAAGAACAATTATAAAGAGATTATTTGCCTAAAATTAGAGATTCTGATAGTAGAGATGATAAAGATAAAAGTGGAGATAATACCTCCGCAACTAATCCCTCTAATTCACATCATTTTAATCTCTTAAATTCTTCTTTAATATCTTCCAGTTTTTCTTCTGAAATTAATACATTTTGTCCTATTCTAAACACTTGTTCTTTTACTGTTTTAATTGCTTCTTCTTGTCCTCGTAATTTTTCTACTAAAATTCGAAATTCTTTTTCTCTTTCTTTTTGTAGATTTACAAAATGCGTAATAATAAATCCCGTAATTGTGATAATTAATAACACAACATAACACGAAATTAATATCGCTTGTGGAACAGTAAATCCTATTTGTTCTAATGATAAACCGAATATAGCTAATGATTCAATTAGAACTAATATTATAAATCCTAACCATTTCATAGTTTTAATAGTGTTGGTCGTAATATAAATTAAAGTGTTGGTCGTAATGAAACTTGTAATTTACGAAAAGAATGACGAACATCATTACGACGTTCGCCATCCTTAACGTTACGAGTTTAGTGTGCTACCGGAAGCGAAAGCAGTGTATTTCTGTCTTCCTCGTTAGCCATATTCGGAACACGTCCGAACATCAGACGGAAAGTTTCAACACGATAAGCCATATCACCGGCAGCGTTTGCGGCTCCATTGATACGATTAATCGCGGCACTTTTGAAATCCGTATCTTTGTACTCTTTTCCGATTGCTTCTACAATCATTGTTCCGGTAGTACGATAGGGAACGAGTTCGCCCGCTTTGTACTCTTTGCCGTCCACCGTTACGGCTTTTTTGGTCTTATAACCCCATTCTCCCGGCTCGCCTTTCGGTATTACTCGCAATGTCATTTCGTAATACTTGGGCGGATTCGTTAGCGTGTTGAGTTCCTCGACCATGTTTCCGGCGTTATCTCGTTCGGCTGTTTCCTCGCTAATACAAAGGCACGAGAAACCGAACATTTTAGCCCTACTTTCTGTAATACTCAACGGAGTGTCGAGTTTCGCACCGCTTTCGGCATCAAATGCACGCAGAAATACGACATTATCGGTATTCTCTTTACCATTAATTGCCAGCGGTTTAGTTTTACCACTAATGCGAACAACCTTAACAACGGTTTCGGTTGCTTCTTTGATTTGCTTTGCCATAGTTGAATTTGATTTAATTAGACTATTCAGGAAACGTTTATTTTTTTCTTTCCTGCAATCTCAAGCGGGGGGCTTCGCAAACCCTTGAATGGACGGGGCAGTTTCATTAGGTACTTCCACGATATAAATACTTATATTATTTTCGATACTTGCAAAAAGACTCACAGTAATATCATTAAAATCATCATTAAAATTCTTATTTTTATCTTTACAAAAGTTATTAAAATCATTAGAAAATCTATTCTTATTTTCATTATCTATAAAAACACTTATAAAAATATCTGAATTATCATTAAAAATTTAATTATTTATACTATTAAAAATATGAAAATAATCTCTAATTTTTGAATTTTCATTTTCTTTATTTTTAATTTTACTTAAAATTTCATTAGTTTCTTTATTAAAATCTCTATTATTTTCATTACTATTTTCCTTAATTTTTGAATTAATTTTTAATGTAATTTCAATATTACTTGTAATTTGACCTGTAAAATTACCTGTAAAATGACCTCTATCTTCACTAAAATCTACAATTTTTGCATCATTATTTTCCGTAATTTTTGAATGAATTTTTGAATTAATTGACCATATACCTATATATAGTAATAATATTACAAGTAATATTATTACAAATAAGGAATATATAATATATATACAAATTCCAACTCGTAATTCAGAAACTATATCAAATAATCACGTAATTAATAACGAATTTAATAACGAAAAAATTAGTTCAAAAATTAGTGATTTTAGTAGTGCAACTGGTCAAGATACTAATGTCGCCAAAATTGATTCTTTTGGTGGGAAAATTGGTGATGCAAAAAGTGATAAACTTTGAAGAGTTTTTAATAAGGATTTTATTAGTTTTAATTTGTGTACTCCCGGTGGGGGAGTGGGTTGGACGCCCACTCGTGAGGTCTTGCAATCGCTAATACTGTAATTACTATTAGACTTATTGATAATTCTGCTTCTGATAGTGATAATTTTATTAATTCAGTTTGAAATTTATTTAGATTTGCTTGCATGGGATAAGATTATATTATATATTTGTACTCGTAGTTATAATAATGTAAATCCTAAACAAAATAAAACTATGGAAACAAAAATTGCATTTAGTCCTCGTGGTAACAAAGTTCTTCTTCGTGCAGATTTTGAAGTATCTACTCTTAATATTCTTAATAACGAGGAAATTAATAAGATTCCAGCTAAGGCTTATACAGTTATGGCTGTTGCCGAAAATGTCAAAGGTCTTAATGTTGGAGATAAAGTAAAACTGGAAAACGGTTGTATTCCTACTCTTATTCAAATGCCGGGCGATACTCAAACGCTGGCAGCTAAACAGAAAGTTCATCGTGAAGGTAAATCTATTATTGGTGTTGGAACTGTTAAGTTTAGTGAGTTTGTTCTTGTAGATGAATATTCTATCGTAGGTGTTTGGATTGAATCTCCTGCCGTTAATAATTAAACTATGCTTAATCCTTTTGTTTATGATAAGTTAGTTCCTTTCGTAGATGAACGTATTGAAAAACATCTTAAACCTTATGTTCTTCGACGACCTGCTTCTTATAAACGAAGTGTTGCAGCTTGGGAAAAGTTAAGACCTGACCAAAAGGCGAAAGTATTAGAGTTACTGGAAAGAACACAAAAGGATAGTGTTGCCAAAGCTATGATGCGAGGAGATGAAGTTGTTAGTGTTCCTCGCGTTGGTAGATTTGAATACAGTCCAGCTAAGTTCTTTAAGAAAACTCATGCTGAGGAACTTGAAGGTTTAAGTCGAGAGGAACGTAAAGCAAAGATTATTGCTTATCATATTGCTAATCGTCGTAGACGTAGAACTGCCGAAGAAGATGGGAAGAAAATGCGTTTCAGAAAAGATTTTGCCAAAGGGTAGAATACTGTACTTTAATGAAGAGGAACATAAGTACACAGATGATTTAGGTAATGGTTACATATCTGTTACTACTCTTATTGGTAAATATACACAAGAATTTAAGAAAGAAGAAATTGCCGCCGCGTGTGAACGTATAGGTAAGAATCCTCGACATCCAAAATATCAAAAATATAAAGGTAAAACTAAGAAACAAATTCTTTGGGAATGGGAACAAGAAACTATTAAGGCTTGTGATAAAGGAACAAAGAAACATAATTACCTTGAAACTGCTATTAAGACTTGTAACGGATATAAGCTGAACGCTAATGGTTTTATCAATGATAGAATCTATACGATAGATGATATTGTTGGTAGTCATAAATACGGTAAGCTGAATCTTGAATATTTTGTTAAGACTGGTATTCGAGAAAAGTATCCTGATATATTTAGTTTGATTGCTGCTCTTGTTACGAAAGGTTATCATATTTACGCTGAGATTGGTGTTTATGATAGTCAAAACCTTGTTTCCGGTCTTATTGATATTCTCTTAATTCGTGATAAGGAATTTATTATTTTAGATTGGAAAACTAATAAGGCTCCAATTAGATTTGAAAGTGGTTATTATGATAAGAAACTTGATGGTACACTTGACCTAAATAATTTTATTTATAAAGAGGAATATTTCGGTGCACCGCTTGACCACCTCGCTGATAGTATAGGTAATCATTATGCAATGCAACTTTCTACTTATGCTAATCTTGTTGAGAGCTGGGGTTATAAAAATGTAGGAATTATTCTTTGTCATATTAGAACTATTCAGAATCAATTTCAAGACGAAAATGAAGAAGATAAAGAAGTCGTAGAAATGTATGATATTCCTTATCTTAAAAATGAAGTCGGAATGATGATTGCTGATTATTCAAGTAAACATATTTATAAAACTGCTAAAACACTTTTTTAAACTATGAAAACTATTAAGATTTATTATATAGATACTCATGGTAAACTTGCAGTAAATCTTATTAGGATTTTTAATAGTAATTATCGTGGGCAACTATAAAATTTAGTTTGGGCGATAGAAATGTTATAAGTGATGATACAAATGGTGTCGCCAGTGGGCGTCCAACCCACTCCCCCACCGGGTGAGGGGGGGGGGGCCCCCCACAGGAGGGCGGGGGCGGGGCGCCCCCACACAACA